CGCGACCCGCCGCCGCACCACGAGGAGCGAATCATGACCGGACCCGTTGACGACGGCGAATTCACGGAGCTGGTCGACGCCACCATCCCCCGCGTCGACCTCGTCGACGGCGCTGCCAATGGCACCCGCTTCGCCCTGATCAAGGCTGATGGCACCGGCCTGATCGACGCCGACACCATCCGGGACCTCCTCGCCAAAAGCACCCCCACAACCTCCGTCGACGAGCAGGTGACCATGACCGGCAGCCCGGCCGCACTCGCGAGCCTCATCCACCAAGCCGCGCGCCGCGCCGTCGTCAAGGCCAAGTACGACCAGGCCGACCGTGACCGGATGGCCAGCAGCGGCAAGGCCATGGCCGACGGCTCATACCCCATCGCTGACCGTGCGGATCTCGCCGCCGCGATCCGCGCCGTGGGGCGTGGCGGTGCCGAACACGATGCGATCCGCCGCCACATCATCACCCGCGCGAAGGCGCTCGGCGCCTCGGCCGAAATCCCCGACGACTGGGCCGCCGACGGCAGCCTCAAGATCACCAAGGAGGCAGCCATGGCCGACGCCACTATCGACGCCCCGCTCGACACCACCACGATCCTCGCCGACGGCGACCCGACCGCATCCGGCTCACCCACCGACCCCGGGTCCCCGGCGTGGGAGAGCATCGACGCCGCGACCGCCCGGAAGTGGACCACACTCCTGGCCCGCGCGCAGCGCGCCCTTGGGGTCATGGCCGACCGGGAGATGGTCGAGGCCGCTACCGCCGACGAATCCGACGCCTACTCGGCGATGGATCTGCAGGATGCCGCCTGCGCCGTCGAGTATGCCATCAGCATCCTCGCGCCATTTGCGGTCGGCGAGCAGTCCGAAGCAGAGGCTGGCGAGGGTGTCGCCCTGATCGGTAAGGCCGCCAACAAGATCGACCCGTCCGCGCTGGACACCCTCGACATGCTCGAAGCCGTCACCAAGGCCGGTCGGACGCTGTCCGCCGCCAATGAGGCTGCGATCCGGGACGCCAGCGAATCCCTGCAGAAGGTGCTGGCGTCGCTGCCCGCCGCGCCCGTCGAGAAGACCACCGAGGAGACCACCGTGACCACCACCCCCGACGTCGAGCCGGTCACCAAGACCGAAAACACGACCACCACCGAGCCGACCGAGCCGGTCGCCAAGGCTGACACACCGACGATGCGCGCCGTCTACGACGCCACCGGCACCCTCGTCGGCGTCGTCGACGACTCCGTGATCATCCCCGTCGACGGTGGCCCCACGCCGACCGAGGACGAGCCGGCGGCCGCCGAACCCGAGGCGGACGAGACGCCCGTCGACAAGGACGACATCACCGCCGCTGCGGCGGTGACCCCAGAACCCACCGACCTGACCCCGGCCCCGCCGGACGAGGTCGGCATCCCCGCCGACGCTGTCGGCAAGAGTGCCATCGACACCGAGCTGATCAAGAGCATCGTCGCGGACACCGTCACCGCCACCCTCACCGCGCACAGCGCCACGCAGGAGACCATCGCGAAGGCTTCGGCCGACGCGCTGGCTCAGATGGCGGCGCGCAACGAGGAGTTGGCGTCGCGGATCGCGACGTTGGAAGAGCAGCCCGCCGCGCCGAAGGTGTTCACTAAGGGCGCCGTGCCGCCCGCCGGCCAGATGCGGGGACAGGGCAGTGGTGTGGCACCGGTCGACGCCAGCCGCGCCGCCGAACTCCGCAAGGCCATGTACAACGGCACCACCGTTGCCGACCGGGAAGCCGCCGCCGGAGCACTCCAGCAGATGGCGATCGACCACCTCGGCAACCTCCAGCGACGCTAACCGCGTCACCCGACACTGCATTTACTCCAGCCCCACAGCCGCCGCGCTCGTGGGGCTTTCTCATGCCCAGGAGGCATTGTGACTATCCCGGCAGGCGTCAGCGAGGAAACACTCGCCGCCATCGCCAAGGCCCAAACGACGGGCATCACCTCCGCGACCGGCATCACCTCCGTGGACCTCAGCGAGATGGTGTCGCTCGTCCCGGTGGTCACCCCGATGCGGGACCAGACCGCCCGAGTCCAGTCCACGGACGGCGCGAAGTTCGCCGACTGGCGTGCGGTGATGAACGCCACCGCCAACCAGCCTGACCCATCGGTGGCGTTCGACTACGCGGCCAACGCGATCGTCATCTCGGAGCAGGATTTCCGGGCGGTCTACAAGCCGCTGGGCTACTCGGTGTCCGTGACCCAGGACGCCTATGACCTGGCCAGGGGCTATGCCGACCCGTACGCGGTCGCGACATTCCAGGCCATCAGTCAGCTCAAGATCGGTGAGGACCGCAAGCAGATCGGTGCGCAGTCGTTCGCGCTCGCGACCGCCGCCGCACCCGCGCTGACGAAGGCCACCACGGGCGGCAGCATCGACGCCTCCGGTGCGGCCGTCCACATGTACGTGGCGGCGGCGGGTAGGACGGGATCTGGCTACTACTACGGCTCCGGCAACAGCCGGGCCACCGCCTCCGCCGACGCCAACTTCACCACCGGTGGCACCGCGACCAACAAGCTCACCGCGACCGTCACCGCCCTCCGCGGTGCCGTCTGCTACGACTGGTTCCAGAGTGCTGACAACAGCACGTGGTACTACTACGGCACCACCAGCGTCAACAGCATCGTCATGACGAAGGTCATCGCCGCCGACCAGGCGCTGCCGTCGATGGTCCTCATGCCCGGACTGTCCACCAGCTGGAAGGGTGTGGCCTCCACCAAGCCCACCGTCTCCGTCGCCGCCGACAACGGCTCGGCGAACGCCGCCGACACCGACGGGCTGCTGGCCTCACTGTCCGGCGACTACTCGTCCACTGGCCAGTGGGTGACGCCGGGTGCCGGCACGCTCAACCCGTCGGCGTACAACTCCCTCGACGGCGCGGCGATGACCTTCGCCGGTGGCACCGTTGCGGAGATCGAGAACTACATCTTCCTGCAGCTCTGGCACCAGGTTCAGTGTTCTCCGACCGCGATCATGATGAATGCGGCGCAGGCGCAGAGCATCGCGAACCTCGTGCTCTCCAGCACCGCGAGCAACACCTTCCTGAACACCGACGCCGACGGCCGCATCAACATCACGGCGGGCGGTAGGGTCGGGCACCTCGTCAACGCCCCTGCCGGGGGTGCCGTGGTGCCGATCGAGGTCCACCCGTCCCTGCCGCCGGGCACGATCATCGGCCGCACCGACCGGGTCCCGTTCCCTCAGGCGGGAATCACCTCCGTCCTGGAGTACCGCACGCTGCGCGACATGGCGCAGTACGAGTACGGCACCTCCCGGGTCGCGAACACGGCCGGCGGAGGCCCGAGGCGTGAAAGTGAGGTGCGCTGCATCGGCGCCTTCATCAACCGCGCGCCTGTGGCCATGGCAACAATTTCGAACGTTGGCTGACCGGCCAACATTCACCACCACGATTTGATGTGTGGCGCCAGGTGCTGACTGTGATCCGCGCCTGGCGTCACACACCACACCCAACAGCACCAGGAGTGACCATGCGCCTGTATCCTCATCCGTCGGCGGGCGCAGTTTCGGCGCTCACCAACCCCACCACCGGGCAGATCGTCGACGTCGACGCGTCCGGCGGATTCGACCTCGACGACGCCGACGCCGACCGGCTGCTGCGTTTCCACACCGCCGCCGGCCCGATGTGGGAGACCGATCTCCAGCGGCAGACCCGCCTGGTCGGCGAGGAGATGGAGCGGCGCCGCGACCCGGCAACGATGCTCGCGGTCGTCGAGCAGCTCATGGCGGCGGCTGCCGCTGTGGTGCCGGCCGTGCCCGCGCCGGCCGTCGTGCCGGACGAGGTGAAGACCCCCGTCGGCGACCCCGTCGAGGCGGCCGACGGTGCTCCCGCTGAGGTAAAGACCCCCGCCGGCGAGCCGGACGCCACCCCCGCCGAGGCCGAGACTCCGAAGACCACGCGACGTAGCGGCCGGTCGAAGGCCAACTGAGTCATGGTTGCGCCGTACGTCACACCCCCGATCCTGCTGGCCGCACCAACTGGCATCAGCTGGTCGACTATCCCCATCCAGGGGGCAGCCGACACGGTGCGTCTCGCCGTGCAAACTGACCTGTGTCGGCGCGTTACGGCGGAGGTCGACCGGATCTGTCACCAGCCACTGCGGGCCACCATAACCACCGACGTGGTAACTGGGCCGCAGGGTCGGCGGGTCAGGGTGATGCCGGACGGCACGGTCCGGATCGTCGGCACCCGCTGGCCAGTCACGCAGGTCATCGGCGCCCGCATCAGCCCATCGTCGGCGTTCCCCCGGCAGTGGCAGGCGATCCCAGCCGACCAGCTTCGCCCGGAACGGCCCCTACTGGACGTCTACAGTGGCGCGTCGCCCGGCATGAGTGCGGACGGATCATCGGTGATCCTCCTCGCCCCCGGCTGGCTGACACCCGGCGACACACCGCAGGACATCGAGGTGACCTACCTCGCGGCATGGCCGCACACCACCCTCACCGCCGACGCCGCCAGCGGTGCACGAGCCCTGCTGGTCGACGACATCACCGGGTGGGCTGGCGCGACCGGCACCGCCTACGGCGCGGCGTCCCACGACACCGTCACCGCACTGACCGCGACACCAGTCACGGCGGGCATGCTGTCGGGCCCCGGGACGCTCGGTCTCGCCGCCCCAATCGGCACGACCTATCCGGCTGGCACTCTCGTGTCGGCGCTCCCGGACACTGTGATGCAGGCGGCGATCATGCTGTGTGTGTCGCAGGCGCTACTTCGGGGCGCGACCGCGACGAGCGTGCAAACCACTGCGTCGTCGCGGGTCAAATCCACCGGGCCGTCCGAGCTCGACATCGCCAACGAGGCCGCAGCGATGCTGTCGAGCTTCCGGCGGGTGGTGTAGAGATGGGCATCAACACCGTCCAGGGGTACCTTCAGGGCGCCCTCAACGGCATGACGCTGCCCCTCAACCTCGGCACCCTGGCCGCCTACGTCCTACCCCCAGTACCGGGTGACGGCGGGATTCCCACCGCCTACATCTGGGGCTCCCGGGGTGTGGAGGATCGCCTCGCGACCCCCCGCGCCGCCCATGGCGCCCCGACGACCGGCGGCACGAAAGAACTCGTCCACCAGGTCGACGTGTGGCTGGTGTGGCACGGCTCAACTGAGCACCCGCAGGCGTCGCTGCAGTTCCCGGCGATCGTCGACGCAGTCCTCGCGACGCTACGGAACTTGCCGATCCTCGACGCGCAGGCGCACGCCACAGACCCGGCGACCGGCGCCCTGTCGCAACTCATGGATTGCGGCGAGTCGATGGGCTGGGAGTACGGGCCAGCGCACGCCACCGAAGACCAGCGGATGCTGCGTTTCGACGCGCAGATCACCGTCACGCTCCACGAAAACATCCAAGCCTGACCAGGGAGGGCCCATGGCCACCAGATCGAAGCCCGGCCCAGACCCGGCCCCCACTACCGTCGAGGCGCCCGCTGGCGCCCTGGTGTCGGCGTGGCGTTACACCGGACCGGTCGAGCGCCTCTACATGAGCGTTCCCGTGACGGTCATCCCCGGCGACGTCGTGGCGTGGCCGACGATCCCCGCCGACGACGGCTGCTGGGAGCCCAACGCTGGCCCGGCGACGACCCTGCCCGACAACCACCCGACCACGGAGGCGTAGACCATGCCCACACCCACCACCTACTCCTCCGCCCAGCAGTTCGTCAGCGTCGGCAAGGAGACCACGCAGGGCACGGCGGCCGTATCGACCGTCACCGTCCCTGTCGACAAGTTCGACCCGGAAATCAAGCCGGTCCCACTGGACGATTCGGCTATGCGCGGGTCGATGGTTGAGGTCTCCAACCGTGTTCAGGGTGTCAGCCACGTCGAGTGGTCGCTGTCGGGGCCGATGTTCGTCGATACCCTCGGCTACTTCCTGGCCAACATCCTCGGCGACATCACCACCACGGGGTCGGCGGCGCCATACTCGCACGCGATATCGACGCTGAACTCTGGCACCGCACAGCCGGGGTCCTTGACGTTCATCGACCAAGAGGGGCCCGTGGCGACCGTCCACGCGCGCACCTACACGGGCTGCTGCCTGAGCGAATTGACCCTCAAAGGCAACGCAGCGTCCTCGCTGATCACCGTGGACTGCAAGGGGATCGGCTGGAAGGGCGCCCCCGCAGCGTCGACACCGACATCAGCACCATCCACAGAGCAGGCGCTGGCGGGATGGCGATACCTACTCGGGCTG